TGTCCGCATAGTAGGGAATCAGTTTCCCAAAGTCATTCTTGACATACTCAAAAGCCTGCCCGGCCGCCCGCATTAACCAGTTCAGTTTCCGGCGGGTCCAGGCATTCATGACCAAAAACGATGGATTGCCAACCGTGTCAATCAATTCATCCAGTTTGTCAAAAGACAGCGTGTCACCGCCTGCTGAATCGCCGCAACTGATCACTTGATCCCCCGTAATGCGTTTTTCCAGGCCGTTGAATGCGTTTGCATCCGCCACGGCATCCCCCTTGATGAACAGTTTGTTAAACAGCATGGATGCCGCCTTGACTTTTGCGGCAATTTCTTCAGCTACCGGGTTACTGTCCGGGCCGGATGTTTTCACAATATACCTGTCAATCAAAGCTTTCCCGCCCATCATGATCAGCTGTTGTGTGATTTTTTCCTGTCCGCTGGTGGAATTGTCATATTCCGCGTTAACCGTTCTGGTTCCAACCCCTGAAGGGGTCAATTCGCGGTTTTTGGTGATTGTGTTACCCGGAATGGTGGTGAAGGGCAAACCCGCCAGGATATCGGATGATTCGCCATAAAGTTTGATAACACCCTTTTCCAGGGGGTTTGTTGTTCTTTTCGCCATTTCTGCCAATGTAAACGCCATACTAAAAATCCTTTCAAAAGTAGTTTATTTCAAGCCCATATTCAAAAGCTCGTTTGTTGTCATGCCGTCCAGGTCCGGGCCGCCATTTCGGCCGGGCCGGTCTGCACCTGGTGAATCAGCATTGGGTTTTGTAATTGTTTTGACACCCGCCATTAGATCCCGGCAAAATTTGATTTTTTCGGCATCGGAAAGACTGGAAGGGACAACCTTCTGCAAACCTTCCGGCAATTCTGCAATAAATTCATTTGCCAGTGTTGCAAGTGTATTATCCGCCGGTGTGCTGTTTGGTTTCGGATCTGCGGCCGGTCCATTATTCAGTTTCGGATCTGCCGCCGGGGTATTTTCCGGGGCCGGATCTGCGGCCGGGGTATTATCGGGGTTTGGGTCTGACATTTTTCAATTCCTTTCTGTTACCTGGTTAAAGTGATGCCCTGGGCCACATACGGGGCAAGCAGGGCTGTTATCTTTGTAAATTGGGTTCCGGCATCCACCTGGTATTTTGTAACAAGTGGTCCCATTCTTATTTCTGACATCTGGTCATCCCTGGTTTCATTTTTCAAAAGCATGCCGGGGCTGGTGACCTCAATCAAGGCCGCTTCATAAACGGCCTGCTCAATGTCCGTTGGTAACCCATCGTTGAACAGGTCAAGATCCGTTCTGAAGGGTTGCACCCGGATATAATCAAAACCACGGATAAGGGCCGCCTCTTTTTCGTCGGCCGTTGCATCTGTCCAGGCCGCGTTAACTCTGGCCGTGTGATAACTGGTGCAATCGGACAGGCTGATATCATCGGCCGTAAAATCCTTTATAGACATTGTCATATGGTTGTTTTCTCCAATATTTTGTTATCTTCCTGCACCTGGATTATGAGGGCTTCCGCGTCTTCCCTGGACAGATCCGGATTCCGTTTCATGGCAATGTCCACCACCGACAATAAACCCATGTCCTGAAGGATCTGCCAGACTTCCAATTGATCTTTTTCAGAGACCGGGGGTTTGATTTCGGCAAAATCGATTTTCAAGGTGCATTTTTCAGACAGTTTTCTGGGGTTGTGGTGGTTGTTCACCACTTTGATGGTTTCGAACAACTGGGATTCATAAAGCCGGAACAGCTCAATATCATCCCGCCGCATTTCATCCAGTTCAAAATTGTCCACTTGTTTGGCAATGCCGCTTGCCTCTTTGGCATCTGAAGTGATTGAAGATGCTGGCAGGCCTTGGCTGATATAAGCCCAATTAATAAGGGCCTGGATCGCCTCCACCACTTCCTGAATTTTAGCGTTTGTGTCTGCAAACTTGAAATCAGATTTTTTATCCCTGGTGTCTGCCGGCAGGCTTATCGCCTGGTTGGGGCCAATTTTAATTGTCTGTTTGTCCGGCAATCCTTTTGAAACCGGCTGCCCATGGGACTGAAAACTGATGGTGTGAAGCAGGTCCGATATTTTCAGATTAATGGATTCCTGAAGGCTGGCCAGGTCTTCCGGTATCGGCTGGAAAAACTCATCCACCGGGCAGGCATCATGCAGGGCCACAAATGGCAGGATTCCATATTCATTGGTTTCTGAACTTATGATATCGCCTTTGTAATTCAACACCTGAAAGGTGTTTGCCGTCCATCTGTGGTATTGGGTTTCCCTAACATTGCCGCTGGCGGGGTAATGGGTGACTATCACCGCTTTCAGGTCTTCCGGACTGGTGCCGGTTTCAACGTCCACAATGTCCGGGGTCAGGATATCCAGTTCAAGTTTTCCATTCCTGAATAAAACCCGGATCAGAACCGTTTTTACCAGTTTTGTGAACCGGCTGGCCTGTTTCATTTTTACGTTCATCCGGGCCTGGTTCTGGATCAGGTTGAAAACCTCCTGGTCTTGATCTGTTCCGGTCACTGCCCTGGTGGCCGGTTTGTTATAGACCTGGGCCAACCTGTTATTGATCTTTTTAACGACGTTCACGCATACCGGTTTTAACTGCTCAACGTTGCCGCTGTATTGGACAAGATCCGCTTTTAAATCCTGGATCTGGTGGCCGTGATAAAAATCAATCAGTTTGGCTGTATCTATTTTCCTTTGAACCTGGGCCTGACTCTGGGCCTGGGTCAGGCTGGCGGTCATTACCCTGGGGATAAGTGAATTGATCATTTTCCATATTTCCTATAGTTGATAGGTTTTCATTTCGGTTTTAACCAGGCTGTGGAAAAACTCCACAAGGCTTATGTCACTGTCCGGCTGTTGCCGCAAATATGCCTGATGAAACTCGTGGGTTTGGTGATACGCCGGGCACCGCATGGAACATGAGTTCAACACATGATCACCACCAAATAAAAAACACAGGGTCCGGGCGGATGGATTTCTATTTTCACACACCACGGCATCCAGAATGAACATGCTGTTGATCATTTCCCGCAAGGCGTAAACGCTCCAAACCGTGCTGTCTATGTGGTCATCATGGGCCAAGTGTTTTGCATGAGTGAACTTATAGGTGCCGTTATTGTTGCGCTCGTATATATACCCGGACAACTCCTTGAAAAATTCCGCCTGAAGGTGCGACGCGGTAAACCGGCCTTCAGAACAGATCCGGTAAAATTCGGGAACAGAAATATTTTTATTCCCGGCATTTGCCGTTATCAATTCTACAGATAAGCCACGCTCCACCAGCCTGTGATATAGTCCGGCTGTTTCGTAATTTTCCAACACCACATTGGTCAGTCCGTACCGGTCATGATCTTTTAAAATCTGGGCCATGATCAGCTTTTCACTGTTCACCCGAAACGTTTTCTGATTCAGGGTCACATACCTTGCCTCTTTTCCCGGATCTTGAATTTTCAGGGTCACGGTCCAAACACTGGCATCTGATATTTTTGTCTGGATCAGATTTTTTGCCCGGTCCAGACCGCCGCCAATGTAAAATTCTCGCCCAACTGTCAATTTTTCCAGGCTTTCCACGGACACCGGCAAAGGGTATTGCTCCTGCATGCCCTGGATGATTTCAGCATTGAACAGATGGTTGACGGACTGGCCGCGGATGCCCAGAATATCCCGTTGAAATTCCGCCGGTAACAGGGTCTTTTCAAGGGCCTTGGCTTTTTTCCGGTCGATCCAGGCCGGGGCGTTTTTCTCATAATCGTCCCAGTCAATATATTCCAGGTGATTACAAGCCATATCCGGGGCCGCTTCCGCCACTTCCTGAAGGGAATGCACCGGGCCGCCGAAAGAATCCACGTTGCTGTCCACCAGAATCAAGGTATTTTCGCTGTCCATCAAACTGGCTTGCCAGGCATTGAAAACAGCCATGTCCGGGCAGGCGTGAAGGTCTGACACCCATAACACGTTCACCCGGTCGCCAAAGCTTGATGCAGATGTCAGGCCCTTCATGGACTGAATGACGGATACCGGCCGCCCGCCCTTGGCATACCTGGTTATTTCACTTTTCTGGATTACGATTTTTCCGGCATCTGCCTGGGCTTTCAATTTCGCTGTATTCTCAACCGTTTTGATCAGGCGGTTATACTGGGTCCGCCTGCTGTGGCTTTCTTCATTCCCCAGGGCCTGCACAGTGAAGTTTTCCCTTGTGTGCCAAAGCCACAACACCACCAACATGAACAGGGTTGATTTCCCATGTCTGCGGGGCTCTATATTCAAAACAAGGTTGTGCTGAAAAGCTTTGCTCCGGCTGCCCTTCCTTGACTGTAAAAACTTGTCAACCAGGTCATCCTGGTGGGCGGTCGGGGCAAACACTTCATACTTTCCCGCTTTATTGAGAACCACCGGTTGAATGGCTTTACACCATGCCCTGAACCCGGCCGGACTGCATTCTTTGGCCTTGAAAAGGTCTTTGCTGGTCAAGGTGCCGGTTTCCGGATCGCGCACCTGATCAGCATAGATTTTTTTAGGGAAACGCGCACCCGTCCCGGGTGGTCTGCCTCTTTTCTTCTTCTCCTGGGCAGGTGCCGGGGACGGGGCGGCCTTATTTTTGCTACCCTTGGGTCTGCCGGGTTTCCGTTTTGTGGTGTTTTCAGCCATTAATCAATATCCAGGTAATCAAATTCACTCAAATCCAGGGGGTTATATTCAAGATCCTTTTCCGTAAGCCCGGCCGCTTCCATTTTTTGCTGGGTTTCATCATCAATCTGCTGGAGCAATGCGAAACATTCGGTGCAAAAATGTTTACCGGGCACCGCAATGCCTTTACATCCCCTTCTTTTCATTTTACACGCACTCATGTTTTACGTTCCTTTCTTCTGTTTCATGCTGCCATCGGCAGCAATTCCCATAATGCCGATGAATCGCCGGGGCGCCGTAACCTTGGATTCTTTTTCCCCAGGGCCTGCACACAGGCATAGTTATGGAGTCTCAAAGCCGTATCTGCTGAAAGATAGGCCGTGACCTTTGACCATGGATCAAAAAAATGGAGTTTCAGGGCCGCTGACATGCGTTTTGACCGCTTGAATTTCCCAATGTACTTTTTTCCCAGCTCATCCCCCAGCTGCCGGATTTTTGCCGATACCGCGCGTTTTATCAGCCTTGTGAAAACTGCGTGTTCCTTGGGTTCCATTGGGGGCGGTTCAATCGGCTGCCCCATTTCTGGCTTTCCGATTTTAAACCAGGTCCGCCCTATCGGTTCGCCATCCAGTTTTTTCAAAACATTCTTGAATATCGGCCGGGACAGATACCGGATTGTTCTTTGCTGCATCTGAACTGAATCCAGATCAAAAAACCGTATCGCATTTTTCCGGGCTGCCGCTTCATACCAGGGAAACGGCAGCTTCATTTGAACAACAATACAATCAATCAATTTTTGTTTCTCAGGATCTGAAAGCGGTTCACAAATAACAATGTGCCAATGCGGCAACACCTGGCCGGTGTAATAGCTGCGCTTTGATTTCCGGGTCTGAAGGTGCCGCACCAACACCCCGGTATAACCCATGTCCGCCAGCAATTTAACAAGATCCTTCTGAAACCGGTCTGCTCGCTTCAATTTGGCCTGGAAGGTCTTCCCGGTGCCATGAAACATACTGTCATGCGGATTCACAAACAAATGACAGCTGAGGTTTTCCAGCTTATACAGGTACTTTTTCATGTTCTGCTGGGATGCATATGAAAATTCTGTTATCTGGCTTTTGTGCCTACTTTTGCCCTTCATTGGATACCGTTTATCCTTTATTTCTTTGGCCGCCCGGTCTGCTTCCCGTTCCGCTTTGATTTGGGCCGGGGTCCGTTCGTCCACCGGGATTCGTTCAACCATCCCCCGTGGCCAGATTCTGACTTGTGTTTTCATTACGTCCACTCCATCATTCCGTTAAAACTCTGTTCTCTACCTATGAAATACCTTGTCGTTCCAAAATTTACCAAAATTGAACTATTTCTAATTAAATCAGATATATAAAAAATTTTCGGTACATGGCCAAACGACAAGATTCACCCGGAAAAAATAAAGTTTTATAAACATTTTATTTTTTATTCATACGGAATGATCACGAGCGGATGCCCCGGCATCATTCATGGAATGGATTTGATGCCGGGGCAGGGAACAAGCCTTAGAACAGGGCGCGGTAAACCTGCTTTACCTCATCGAGACACTTTAAATCACCCTTTTTGGCAAAATCAATCATTGAATCAATTAAACTGTCCCTTAAAATTTCCCCATGACGGATAGCGACCATCGGATTGTCTGCATCCGGCATGATCAGAACCGCATGGTTCCCGTCCAAAATGGCCACGTCACCGTCCGGGGTCACAAAAACATTTCCCGCTGCCGTTCCCCTGAAATCTTCTGCGCTAATTACTTCATGTGGGACATACTGGAATTTAAGCATAATTTTTGCTCCTTTACTGAGGTTTGAATATAAAACGATTTCCTGCGATGATTGATAAACTACACACTGATGCCGGGGTTGTCAAGAAAATAATTCATTGAAATCATTGAAAAAACTTATGGACATGCCAGAAAAGATTTATATAAGTCGTTGCTTCATATTTTTCTTTTTTCGCATGTAAATAAGTTATTAAAAAAGTAAATTGTTTTATTATTACGAAAATCGCACAGGAAACCAAATGGAATCGCCGGGCAACCGGTCACCACGAGTTTGAAGGTGGCAGAGAGTTTTGAAAAGCCACATAACGATGTTTTAAAAAAGATCAGAAACCTTGATTGTAGCGCAAATTTTAGTGAGGGAAATTTTTCCTTCACTAACTATTTGGATAAACAGGGAAAAACAAAACCCATGTATGAAATCACCCGCGACGGCTTCACTTTTCTGGCCATGGGCTTCACCGGGAAAAGGGCCGCTGAGTTCAAGGAAAAATACATTGCCATGTTTAATGCCATGGTAGACAGGATGAATAAAAAATCAAGGTTACAGTGCCGGGGTAAGTGTTCGCTGCCGCTCACACTTCAGAAAAAAAGATTTGTGGGATCTGAGGGAAGGGGCAAAAATTGAAAGTTGCTGAACGGGATGATGAAATAATGATGATAATGGGGGCCGTTCGCTGTCGCTCACTGGGTTGGGTTTGCGCTCGCTGTCGCTCACGCGGGGGGTCTGGATTTGAAATGGTGCATGAAATGGGGGTTTGAGGTTGGTTTTATGTGGGGGGATGGATTGTTTATATGGTATGAACAAGCCCCGGCCTTATGCAGACCGGGGCGGGGCCGTCATGAAAATGTAACCTGATCGATGATTTCTTTCAGCTTTGGAATTTCATAGCCTTTGCCATACACGCCAAAGGTGATACTGCCCGCTGAATGACCTACAATCTGTTTTACATACCCTTCCGGCAGATCCAAATGTTTTGCCCTGGTAATAAAGGTGTGTCTGAAGCTGTGGAAGGAAACATTGTGATCTGCGGTTTTAATCCCCAGGGGTTTAAGCATGGGGCCAAACCACCGGCTGATATAGTGGCCATATTTCCCTTTCATGGGCTTTAAATGGGCGAACAGCTGCGATGATTTGGATTTGCGGGCATTAGCATGGAAATCAAGGAAACCGGCATCAATCAAAGCCTGATGGACTGGCACAACCCGCCTTGAATTGATGTTCTTCAGCTTCTTTGGGCCGTCATCGTTGATGTCAATGCACCATATGCCGTCAACCTGTTCAATGTCCCCGGTGTGCAACTGGGCTATTTCTTCCAGCCGGGCACCGGTATACAGGGCAATCATGGGTATCCAATACCTGTGGCTGGATTCCGGAACATTTTTATATTCACTGATGGTCAGGATGATCTGATTGATTTCATCGTCCGTGAAGGCATCTTTCAATTTTGATGCCTGTTTGGTCTGCTTGACCCGCATTGACTTTGCGTGATTCAGCTGCATATAACCACGTGTTACCGCCCAGGCAAAAAATGCTGAAACGCTGGTCATGATATTATTGACCGTTTTGATGGTGATCCGGTCCTTTTCGGGGATCTTCATATCAAGCAGCTGCGCGGTTGATTTTGTGCGATACCGTTTGACCTTCTTCCGGTTTGCCGGCAGCTGCTTAATATTATCAAAGAATTGCCGGGTTTTTTCATAATCTATGGCATCCAGGGGCATGTCCCCCAGGATTTCAAGAAACATAGCCAGGTGATTCTTGTATTCCTTCAGGGTTGACGCTTTCCATAGGCCGTCTGAAACACCCTCGTCAAGATACTGTTCAATGTATTTGCTGAGGGCAGGCATTTCTTTTTTGGGCGGGATGACGGCCGGGGGTTGCTCCGAGAATCTTGCCAGGGTCGAATTTTCAATCTGTGAATTGAAATTGCCCTGGGTCCGCTCTTTCTCAATCTCAAAAATGGCCTGTTGGACCTTTGCAAGCTCCCGATGGACAAATTTTACCATCGGATCATCATCCGGGATTTCCGGCAAACCAGAGACTGAAAGGAAGGTCTTTACCTGTTCAATATCGCATTCATCCAAATTGATTGAACCGCCCTGCCCGGCAAGCTCTTTTTTTACACTGTTTGATAAAATCTTTAATAGGTCGGCCGGGTCTGCCTGGGATCGCTTGAACGTCTGCAAATCAAGGGCCGGTATATCCGTTTGATAGGGCTCAGAACCGTTCAGGCGTTTTTCATCGGTCCGGTCAAGCTCTCTTCTGAGGTGTGCCCCCAGTGCCGCCCGGATCTGTTCTTTGGAAATATCCATTGAATCCCCTGTCAGTTTCACAACCTCATGTTTGAGTATGCCCGATAATTGCCGGGCCGTTTTCAAACATCCGGTTTTCAGACTGAGTTTGATTTCCCCCATGTGGGGCTTTGGCAGTTTATACCTGAAATGGTAACAGGTGCCAACCCTTTGAAGGTGATTTGGATTTTTTGGAAGTTTGGCCATGTTGTCCCCCTTGGTTGTGCGGGGACAGGCTTGAGTTGTACAGCCATTTTGTTCATGCTTTTTGTACAATTCCTGAAAAATGGCCATTTTCAGGGCTCAGAAACACGAAAAGCCCCGATTGACGGGGCTTTTTATTTTTTTGGTAGCGGGGGAAGGATTTGAACCAACGACCTTCGGGTTATGAGCCCGACGAGCTACCAGACTGCTCCACCCCGCATCAATTC